AGGTAGAGCCAATGCTCAAAAACTTGGTGAATACATTATTGAGTTGGAACGCTAATAACGCTCACATATTTTGGGCAATCATCACCAGCCAGCCAAAAGTCAGCCCAGTCTTGAAACTTTACAGGCTCACTGATATATCTATCACAGCCAGTTCTATAAGCGCAGACCATTGAGCCATCTTCGGCTTGACCTTTACACTTCACAAAATTACTTTTAATCATAAAATCCTGCAATTCAATTGTCTTAAAATGCTTTTGAGTATTGCCATTGGAATTATTAAAAACATCCATAGCCAAGAGCCATTGTAAACAAACGCACCAATGATTGCATTGCCTACTACATCAATAAATGTGTAATCTTTGGCGGTCAAATAATTTAGAAGTTTTTTCATAATTTGTATTCCATAAATTTAACCAATCTTGTTGGGCAAATATAAAAGTCTTGCACCATGTTGTCATAACGCTTGTCTTTAAATTTTTGAACATGCCATTGATTATAAGTTTTTGTATCTAATATGGCTATATGGGTTCTATTCTTATTAAGGTAAATATAACTATATGGTTTTGGATTCGCTCTATCATATGAATGTTTAGCGCATACCATAAAATTTTCACCAAAAGCCCAATCTTCTGCGCAGGTAAAATTAGCGCCTAATCCTTTGACTTCTATTCTTTGATTAATGTATAGGTCGCCCTCGTCTGTATAGTATTGCAATTCATCAGCAGATTTAGCTTTAATCGTAGTGTTTACTGTAACTTTATTGCCACGACTTACTAGCCATCTAGCAACTTGCCAAACGGAATCTTGGCTTTTATCAAGATTACTCATAAATTTATTAAAATCACTCATTTGAGTTCCTTTGCATTACTTTTACATCCATAACATCCAACATCAATAATTGGTTGTTTAGAGTATTGGCAATCGCGCGTAAAGATATAATTCCATGATGTCTTTTTGTCACTATGAAATACTTTTTCATGTTGGCATCTATTTGGCACTATGTCACTATGGCATCCATTCATATTTTCTTAGCCTTTATGATTGCTTTATTCCTAGCATCAACACAATTTTTGCACAAAATACGATTGCCTACTTTTTTGATTGCAGGCATCTTTTGGCATGACATACAGAGTTTATTCATAATGAACTTTCAAAGGCCCTCAGGGGTTTAGAATGGGAGGTCATCTTCAAAATCACTTGGCAATTCACCTGCACTTTTAGGTTGCGCTGGCGCTTCAGTTTTATTGGCGTCTTTTTTGCCACATAGCGTTACATTGCTCACATTGCATATCAGGTCGCTTTTAACTTCACCTTGCTTGTTTGTGTATGTCTGCAATGCAATCTCGCCTTGAATGCCCACCATTGTTCCTTTGAGCATATATTGTTGCAAACTTTCTGCTCGTTTACCAAACAGACTACATCTTACCCAACTGGAAATTGCATTTTTGCCATAGCCATAATTCACAGCTATTGACCATGACAGTATTGCAGTTCCCTCTTTTGTTTGTCGTAGTTCTGCGTCATTGCCGATATTGCCTATTGCGTTAAAACTGTTCATATTTTATATCCTTTGATTATGGTTATTAATTCAATTACTTCTTTGTAAAACTTGCCCACTTCTATTTCAGCTTTCATGATAAATTCATTATCACGCGGTACTCTTTTAACAAACAACTCTAATCCATCCATCATTTCAGGGCAAAAGCTAACATAGTCACACCATTGACGACCAGTGCAAGCCATTTGCCACTGCATTTGGCTAATGTATTTTGCTTGAATATCGCCAGTGGTTATTGTCGTGCAATGTGTATTTTTGTTTGGGCATTTTATCTCAATCAAGCCATCCTCACCAACCAAGCCATCAGGACTTGCCCCACTCATTGAAACAAATGGATGGTCAATAAAACCAACTTCTTGCACAACCACATTGAATTTAACTTCATAGAACATTCGTGCTATTGGCTCAAGTTCAGTTCCACGCGCCATTGCATCATTGGTAAAACTTTCAGTCTTTGTATTAGATAAAAGTTCACAGGCTAAATCCATTCTATACTTTGCTCTTGTTAATGATTCAGCTCCACCTTTACCATTAGTCATAACATCGGCTAATTTGCTGGCAGTTACTTTGCCAAGACGCGCTTTAAACCAATCATCAGAGCCTTGAATTTCATTCATTTGGCATCCTTTCTTTGGACTTGTTTTGTCAATAGCCACTTTTCACCCATCATTTTTTTGCAATCAGCGACTTTCTTTTCACGCAACTCAATATCTTTTTGGCTTGGTGGCTGTAATTTATAAAGGCTAGTCACAATCATATTATTCCCCTTTTGAAATCGTATTTTTTCTAGCGGTTGTTGCCTGATTAATTTGAGATTTAAGCGCCTTGTTTTCACCAACCATTTCAACTGCTTCAGTGTAGATTCTTTGCAAGTCAGGGAGCGTTGTCGCTTGTGATATTGCATTCAATATTGGCGTTATATCAATTTCAGGTATTGGGTCTGCTGGTGGCAAATCTTCGCCATTGTAGATGTATAACCCAAGCCCATGAAGCGCAATCGCTTTGGCTAAAGCTCGTTGCATAGCCGTATTGACCGCAAACGCATCAGGGTTCACTATGGCTTTGTTCTTATAGTCCATTACTGGCAACTGCGCTGTCATTGACTTACCAAAAGCCGTAACAGTACAGAACACCATCATAGTGTCATTAAAAACTGCTGGCTCTTTATATTCCCAAGTAGCAGTTGGGTCTTGCATCAACAAAATGTCCACAGCCCAAGCCCATGATAAGTAGGTCAAGTTCCCTTTCTTTTCAGTATGCTCATTGACATTAATCTGTCTAAGATTTTCATAGTGGTTTATATCTTTTGTCATATCTTGTTCCTTTTGATTAAGTTCATGTAAATGCAAGGCGTAATCCTCGTCATTTTGTCTTTCTACTTCCTGCTCACTTGGCAAATCTGCCTCGTTCATTTATCGCCCCAAATGTATTCACCAATAACCAACGGTAGCAAAAACACAAACAAGCCAATACATAAAATTAATAAATTATCCATTTTTATTTCTCCAGTTCAATGATTTGGTCTTCAATTAATTCAATTACCCTATCTGATAACACATTGCTTAAATCTTGCACATCGCCTACAACCTCAATGGCGTTTATTTCAAGCTCATAATCTGTTGGGCTATCACCAGTACCGTATGCGTCACGCACTACAGTTAGGTCAAAATAAACATCAAACTCAACACCATGTACTGTAACAGTCTGTACGCTCATTAGATGCACCTCGCATAATAATCAACACCATCAAAATTAATTGTCACATAATCCTGCGCCACATTTTTTGCTGTAGATTCCCAGTCAATATCAATCCATTTTGGCAATTCTTTTGGGATGTAACCGCAATCTTCACAAAGCTCCCTAACATAATCAATCCAATAATCCTCACAGATTAAAGTTTCGCCATGCTCCCACTCGCTACTATAATCTTGGAATTCACTACGCAATGCCAACAAACTTTTTAGCGTTTCTTTGTCAGCGCCATCTAAATTATTCACATTGCTTTCTAACTCAATAATCAACGCCTCAACATCTCTAGTGTCAATTATAAAATTACCAGCAGTCACATCTTGTAGCATCATTTTTAACTCCTTGTCATTAAGATTTTGTATTGCACAAACACATTCTAGCAAGCTCGCAGAATAATGCAAGCAATACTTTTACTCTTTTTTTAATCAAGTAGAACCATGTATTCTTTTGGATAATGCTCTCTAAACCAAGAGCAACCATCTTGCACCATTTGATAATAGCCAAGCATTTCAGCTCCAGTGATGCTGTCATAGACCGCTAACGCTTCAGGCACTAACATACATGTAGAGCCACCAAATCTATTTTCTACTTCAATCAATCCTGATTCATATATGTCGCATGGAAATGGTAGCTTGATAATCTTATAAGTAACTTGGTCTATGTATGCCAAACTCATGTCTTCGCCTTGAGCATCGCGCATATCTATTTCGCGTTGCGCTGAATCTAAGTTAGCTTGATGTGCGTCTTGTTTTGTCATTTTAATAACTCCTTTGGAAAAAACCATTTTCAATATCAGCTATTCGTTGAGATTCAGCTTCACGCTCATAAAGGTCAATTTGCTCTTGAGTCACCTTTCCAGTTCCACCGCAACATTCACAAGTTGAATCATAAGCGCCAGCAAAATAATCATCTAATTCATCAGGACTCCATTCTTCCATATTGATAACGCCTAAGCGTTTTGAATGAGCCCCGTCACCATCACACACATAACAAATACTCCATTTAACTTTTTTCATGTTTAGCTCCTAGAAGTTATAGTCATAAAACTTGCGTGGTGTATCACTCAATTGATAGCGATGCCCATATTTATCACACCACTTGCCATTGGCATGCAGTCTAATTCTAAAGATACCGTATTCTTCACTGGGAGTAATTATCCATTTTTGGACATTGTCACTATGCGCTGAAAACCCACCTATTTGAAAACTGGGTTTCACAGACATATCTTGAACCGTATCCATTCTTCGTATTTCAATG